AACAATAATTTTTACAAACTTGCCGTCGAATTTTGAGTAGTCTAAGTCCTGTAGCTCTTCAAAATCTTTTATCTTACCATCATCATAATAACCTTTCTCAAACATAGTGAGAGGATTATGTACTGGGGTAATCTCTTTTGTTTCTGTATCAAAAATGTGGAAGTACTTCTTGTCATTGTAATCAGACCAAGTAAATTCCATTTGAGAACCTAGGTATCTAACATTCTTTACTTCTGACTTATGATGGAAGTGACCACTGTACACCTGTTCAAATCTCTTAAGATACGATATGTCTAGTCCATGCTGACATGTCATGTTAGGTAATAGTAATGCACCTTCTATCTCAAAGTGACCCATACAATGGGTTGCAGCTGCAGTCTGCATGAAATCTACCATGTCTGCATAGTTCTCGGGGTTAATCCATGGAACTAATGCAATAGGAAAATCATCATATTCCTTTACAATAGGGTCGGCATATACGGTAATATTAGGTTGATTGTATAACAATAGTTCGGGACTATTGACATCATTTGTGTTCTTATAATAAGTATCATGGTTACCTAGAATCAAGTCCATCTTGATTCCCCTTTCATTCATGGGTTCAACAAAGTGTTCGATGTTTGCTTTCATCGATGCAAAGTTTACGTACTTGCGTCTATCAAAGTAATCACCCATATGGATAATCTGTTTGATGTTATGCTCATCTAGATATGGGAAGAATACCTCTTCATAAAAACGTCCTTGATACTTGGACATCTCAACCATATCTGAACGGACACCACAATGGGTATCATTTAATATCGCTATCTTCATTCAGTAAAGTTTTCTAAGTTCTTGTTTACTTTCTTTTTTTTGTTTTTGGATTTACGTGGTTCGTATTCTACACGATTCATATTCTCTTGCATCCACTCCACGTTAGAGTTAACTAATGATGGGTCATGTTGACCATCGATAGTTGCAAATGAATCCATAGTAATAGATGATTCCATGATTTGTTTTTGCTTGATGTAGACTTGTTTCTTTTCTTTCTGAATCCTTCTTAAGAAAGCGTAATAACAAATCTGTGTAACATATGCAAATGCATTGTTGGATTTTTCAACGTTGAAGTTACCAATGTATTGGATACAATTTTCGATTGCATCGCAAATCATTTCGTCACGGTAAGTATAGTTGATGAAATTGGGTCGAGTGGATAATCGGGTTGCAATCTTATAGATACACTCACCAATATATTCAGTCATTCGAGGGGGGGTTTTCCCAGCAGAAGTTGCTTCTTTTACAGAGGAGTTAAACTCTGCGACTGCAGCTGTAAACTCTTTGTTATTGACATAGTGTTCTGCTTTTTTGGGGTCTTTTTTCGTAGTCATGTATACATTATACCTGTTTATCGTAGTATTGTAAGGGGCTTTTTAAATTAAATTTATTTATAAAAGCCTATAGACAACTGAGGAAAGTATGATAAAATGAATATGTCCCGCGGGGGATATACTTAGCTAGACTACTTCTCTGTTACGAACTCATTCAATTGTCTTGCAGTCCTAATAACTTCTTCACCAGTGATTTCTCTTAGTGGTAAAGGTTTCTTATCATTTGGGAACGAATCGTTGTGAGCGTAGACGGCGTCAACTTCCCTTTGATAATTAGAGGTTAAGATACCTTCTGATAGGGATAGTAGTTCGGCTCGGATTTCAAAGCCTGATTTTGTTGTGTTTGACATATGTTTCTCCTGTGTGTATATGTGTGTGTTGTAAAATTATTCTTACCTAGTATATAGGTGTTTACAAGAATAAGTTTATTAAAGAGAATGCTAATAGCATGAATCCGAAAACACAGACTTGGACTATGGTAGCCCAAAAGATTTGTTTCATAGGATGTATTTCTACTATACGTTCCATCCATTTTTCTGAAGGGGAAAGGTTTACAATCTGTAATAGTTTATCTTCTTTCATAATGTTTGTATGTGTTTTTTAAATTGTTCGTAGTCTCTCACTGCACGTAACGCTCCTGGCTCTCTATCTAGAAATACCCAAGAGGTAAGTAAAATGAATACTATACTATATTTCATCTTGGGTTGTAAAGGTAGAGGGCGATTACAATTAGTATCTGAAAAGTCAGACCACTAATCAGTAACCACAAATCAGACATTAGGAACCAACGCAAATATAGAACCACAGAAAAGCAGACAGAGACAAATAATCTCCGTCTGCTCTCGTAGTTTGTTAAGTTTCTTGGTTGACATTACTTCGAAGCTATGATAACTAAGAATGGTAACGCAAATGGAAGAGTCATCAGCACTAGAAATTCGATAGTGTCACAGATTGCACAAACACGTTTGTCCTCTTTGACTTCTCTAGCTTTTCGCACCATGCTCTTCGCAATCAATGTTGCTGTTGACATGGTTTTCCTTTAAGGTTAAGTTATAAAAATATTGTATAATAGTATATAGACACGGATTATACGCACTTATTTAGACAAATAAAAATCCTAATGAATTATTTTTTCGGGGTCGAAGTCTTCAAGGTCGAAGTCTTCATCGATTAAGTCCATGTCTTCGGGGACAAGAGACTCCATTACTTTTGTTAAATATTCTCTACGTACATCATCGGGTACATTCCTTTTGTTGGTTAGTGGTATGCTTTGTGTCTCTACCATCTCTAACCATCTTGATGAAGCTTCATCATAGAATGGAACAAACTGTTGATTCATATTACTACGGTATAGTATTTGGTCATTTGGAATAACGATGATTGGGTCATCACTAAGAGGTGCATACGGATAGAAGGTTGCAAGAGTTTCAAGTTTATTTTGCACGGTTAACTGACACATCATAGGTAGTGTTATCTCAATACCTTTAGTTGTGTCTCTTACCATACCCACCACTTCACTACCAGTTTTTAGTTTTACAACTTCGTATTTTTGTGGTGTTAAATCTGAGGGTCGTGTCATTTTAAATCGAACTGCCTTATCTCGTATGTAAAGTTTTCTTCGTTGTATATATTTATACGTTCTTTAAGGTGATTGAGAGTATGATTGTTGCATTGTAAGTCATCTGATATATCAAATAACCTCATCTCTGTTTTACCGTCAGCCTTACGAAGTCCTCTACCTATAGATTGAAGGTTTCTGATTCGACTTTTACTTGGGGATGCGAAGACAATATTGTCTATTCGTTTGATGTTAACACCTGTAGAGAAAGTTCCGTATGATGCTAGTATGACGTTATTGTCACTTCTCTCTACTATTTCTCTAACTGCTTCTCGGTCTTCTACATCTGTCCCACCATTGACATAGTGGAGCGTTCCCTTTCTTCGTGTGACCATGGGGTTGAACATTTCCCATAGTGGTTGTCCATGTTTCTCAATGTATTGAAATAGTACTAGGGTATTACCTTTCAGTGACCCCACAAGATTAGTTATGAAATGATTTCTTTCTTGGTGTGATACTAGATAATCCATCTCATCTTGGTATGACATTTTTTTCTGTTTAGTATGACGAAGTATGACACATTCTATTTTTAAATTTGCAATCGTTCCCGAATCCATCAACTCCTTTGTGCTTATGACCTTTTTGACAGGGCCGAATAAACCTTCTAGTTGTAGTCTGTGTACTTCTGTTCCGTCCAGTGTACCAGTACATCCAATACGTACAGCAGTAGTCTTCATCTTTTCAAGTATACCTTTCAGTACATTTGCTTTGAATAGATGAGCTTCGTCTCCTATTACAACATCGAATGATTGCATTACTTCCTTTGGTGCTTTACTGAATGACTGCCATGTGGTAACTGTGATTGGTGCATCGAAAACTTCTTGACCATGATAGATTTTACAGATAGGGTCTTTGTATCCGTAGTCTTTAAAATCCTTAGTCATCTGTTCCACTAATGATGTGGTGGGTACGATGATGACTGTCTTAGAGTCATAGTATCTTGCAAGTAAATAAATGATTAGAGACTTACCACTTGCAGTGGGTGATAATAATAGTTGCCTACCATATTGAACTGCAGTTTTAAAAGCTTCTAACTGGTAATCTCTTGGTGCAAATGGAAGGTCTAATATACTAATCCAATCTTCTATTGATATCGGCCCGTTGTTTCTTTCCTTCTTACCAATAACATCTTGAATACCTTCAAACTCGTAACCTCGTTCTCTGCAGAACTCATCTACGTATGGAAGTAACCCAATATAAATCTTGTGTGTTTTGATTGAGAAAAGATATACTTTACCGTCCCACCATTTGTTTTTATAACTTGGCATGAACTTTGCGTTCGGTACAGCAAAGGAAAAATAGTCGTGAAGGTCTTTGGCTAGACCATCATCACAGTCTACCCTCATGAAACATTCGTCCACCTTTGATACTGTGACTTTCATTTTATCTGTAAGGATGTCCACAAAACCAGCCAACTAAACTGGTTCGGGTTCCACTGGTGACAGGCGTCACTTGATGGTGTACAAAAGATGGGAACAATAATAATGACCCCTTTTGTTTTGCAGAGTTAGGAATCTGACGGTAGTAATCCCTCATGTCTCTAGTGTAATCTTTTGAAGTAAGTGTGTCCTTTGAACGAACATCTTCTATCCATTGAAAGTTACCACCCTCGTATTCATCGGGGTCTGTCAATTGTATGGACATACTTAACTTTCTAATCATACCATTGTTTTCATACGGCACGTCACCAGCATCTTGATGCCATGTGTAAAACCCACCACGTTCACCTTGTTGTGCATGATATGTTGTATGTTGAAGTGGTTCAGCATATTCTATGTCGACATTCCATCCACTCTGTTTAGAACCC